TAAGCCATTGTGCTACTCTCCGTATGTGTGATCCCAAAAGTTTCTCCGTTTTTGTTTGTATACTGATACATAATAATTCCTCCTTATTTTTTGTTTTTTGGGTATAAAAATAGCACCCGAAAATTGGGTGCTTTGTTTGGTGTTGGGTGTATTATTTTTGGCGCTTTACTCTTCATCATATTTTGCGTCTATATATGCAATCTGCTCATCGTAATAAGCTCTTGCATTCTCACAACGGAGTTCATAGTTACTTCCGTTTGCTGGATAGCCTTCAGTTTCACACTGTTCAGCTATCTCTTTGCATTCCTCTCTGTACTGCTTTTCGAGTTCGCAGATTTTATCTATATCTGCTTTTGAATATACTCCTGCTTGTGCCATGCTTTGACGCATTTCCTCTATATTATTTGACATAGTTGTATCCTCCTTATTTTTGTAATTCTTTTTTCTTTGCCATCAATTCCGCTATTTGTGCGTCAATTGAGGCAATTTCTTCATTTGCCTTGTTATATTCTGCATCAGGTATCCATTCCATAATTTCTGAAGGTTGGACTTGGAGATATTCGCAGACTTTGTTTAGAGTATCAGTATTCATTGTTTTATTTTGTGAAAATCTTTGAGGCATATTAACAGATATACCCGCTTCGCATAAATCTTTCCATTGCATTTTTTTATCTTGCAATAATTTATCTAATTTCTTATATACAATCATTTGTTATTCTCCTTTCCGTTGTTACACCTCCATTCTACCACAAAGAATTGTGATTAGCAATAAACTCTTCTAAAATCATGCATAGGATTTTTTGTACACTCATAGTCTGTGATTTGATCACAGAATTTACCTAAACGTACTCCACCAGATCCGCATTTCCGTTTACGATCATGTGACATCATTTGTTTATAATTCAAGTGTTTTGAATCGTCTTTGAATTGCTGTGTATAGTTATACATTGTTTTTGTATATTCATTACGCATTTCAGTTTTGAGAAATTTCTTTCTACCTGGAATATGAATAAGCACAGTAATTTTGCCTTTTCTCATTCTAAAATCAGAGCAGAAAATCTCTACTCCGTTTTCACTACGCAAAATGATTGTATTGATCGGGAATTGTTTTCCGTGGTAAAGTTCATTTCCAAGTGTTCGTCTAATTTGCATTTTCATTTTGCATTCACTCTCCTTTTATTAAAATGTACACTATTAAAAGGCAGAACCAAAATTCTGCCTTTCGTACTATACATTTTATTTTGCGTTATGCGAAGTAGTGTTTAATTATAATATTGCTAATAGTGCTTGCAAGTCCACTATAATCATAGGTGATTTCACCTGTTTTGCGGTTCTTTTTTGCCTTTACAAGCGTGTTAATCTGACGCTTTTTAAATGATACAGTTCCCTTTTCATCGTCTACATCAAACTTGTTAGAAAATCCCTTAATGTAGCAATCGTTTAAAAGTTTCTTATCTTCTGCGGTCAGTTTCACTCTTGTCTTGTCCGTGTACGGAGTTTCAAAAGGCAGAGAGAAAGTTTTCTTGATGATTGTTTCAAGTTCTGCGCTTGCCTTTTTATAGGCTTCTTTTACCTCTTTGCTCATTACAAGATTTCCGTCATCCCCTGCTTTGGAGTTAATATGAATTGCCTGTAAAGCTTCATAAAGTTCAGGTGATTCAAAAGCAGGAATAATTGCATACTTTACAAGCTTAGAGTTATCCCATGAACCAAGTACACGAAGTACAGTTTTTACAACATCAGCAGAGTTGCCAAAGTGATCAGCATTTTTCTGTGACATAGTAGAAATAACTTTATTGTATACTTCTAATGTGTCAGTCTGTGTCTCAACAAACTTAGTCCGTGATTCATTTGCAGAGTCTAACTGTACCTGGAAAGCTTGTACTTCTTCATCGGAATAGTTGCTATTCTCATTAGCAATCTTCTTCTCAAGTTTAGCGATTGTATCATCAAGCAACTGAATATTCATGTTACAAGACTCGTGCTGTACTGCTGTCATAAGTTCAGACTTAGACTCTTCTGTAATGTTCTTTGCATAGAAATTGATTGATAATGTTTTCATAAAGTACCTCTTTCTCCGACTTAATGCAATCGGTGCTATAATATGATTTATTGTATTTGTTGTAATAGTGTTATGCACACTATAAAAGAGCAGACTGGTAGTGCTGATCTGCTCTTCTAACTATGTATAACCTGAATTATACAGAACACAGAGGTACAACGGTCATGTGAGTTGGAATTACCCAACATCAAGAATAGTAGGTGTTACCCTACTATCTGCCACTTTGTATTTGTGTCTGTCTCTTATGTATTTCTTCTTACAAGTAAGTTTTTAATTGAACCTTGTAAGAGTACGCTTTTATTTGTTAGCGTAAGTTATTTGTCTATGTGTCGGTTACTTGTTCTATTATCAATCACTCCTAGAAAATAATCTAAGAACATGAACCCTATACCACTAAAGGGAACTACCCTATTCCTACAAAAATATTGTAGGTTCGTCCTACCCATGTAACAATAAGGCATTACATGAGGAAGTAATAAGCTGAAGGACTAGGTTTTTTCTAGGTAAAACCATATAACCATTTTATACAATTTGTATAGTGGAAACGTTGGATATTAAAACCACTAGCAACCCTACGCACTTCTAGTCTTTTGCTTGTCACTCTAGGAATGGCAAACAGTACCTATACATGAATAGAACTGTTTATATTTTTATTGTGGAATTAACTCACGAATTGTGATAGAATAGACTTGTTGAGGGACTATCTATACAATTCATTTGTGAGTTAGTCGGTTATGTAATCAAGATAATCTTGTTCAGTTGAAAAGAGTATATAACTCTTTTCTTCTGATACATAACCCATATATCCACTAGGTACATAGTACCCTTTTGGATTATACATTTTTCAGTGAATGACACCTTCTTTCAAGTTTTAACGACTAACTTCTGTCGAGTGCTTGTTTATTTGTTGTAATTACTGTATCACGTTTTATTGTGGTTGTCAATAACTTGTTTTTAAGGATTGCTAACAAAGTAGTTTAAAGTGTTGTTACTTCCTTATTAACTTGATTATATGTTATCACAATGTATTGTGATTGTCAACAAAAACTTTTGTAATGTTTGTTCGTGTTGTTGTTTTGTTGTGACTATAATATATCATGTTGTTTGTGTTTTGTCAACACTTTTTTGTTATCAAATTATAATTTGTTAAATATAGGTAAAAGCTATAGTAAACGATAAAACATAGTCTAAAACTATATCAGATATAATACAAACATATGTTCGAGTGTGTTCTGCTCTAATAGTCCAGATCTGATTTTATAGAACATTTGTTCTATTATCAATCCTACGGAAAAATGTAGAAAAACCGTAACAAAACATGTGTTCGGGGGTGGCAAAAACTAAAAAGATAGTTGTATTTTATCAGATTGTACATAGCAGGTTGTTCTATACACCAACTCTAAAAATTTATCTCCTCTTAATTATCAAAAATCCCATAAAAATAAGGTAAATCTGTCATTCAGATAGAATTTATCCTTTATCGTACCCCATATCGTCACAACCCACTAAAATCAAGCATTTCAGCCACTTTACAACTCAAAAATCAAACCATCATCCCGCCAAAAATTCACCCACAAATCCAAAATCTTCCTTATTTATAAGCACTTTTACCGATAACGATTTTTCATCCAAAAATCGTTCAAAACATACTCTCGCCACACTTCCAACAGGGGGTACGCAAAAACTGTACACAAAACCACTCCAATAAGAGAATAACTATATAACCAATACAAAAAATAATTATTCAACTTAAAGGAGAACTCACAAATGAATACATATTTAATACCAACAACAGCAGCATATTATTATGAACCTTATGATTATATCTATCTTGTATATGCCAACACCCCACAAGAAGCATATCAGACAGCTTGTAATAATTTACAAGGTGAATACATACCACAAAAATCACAAAAATATGAATCATACCCATTTGAATTATACAAACCAAATGACACTGCCACTTTCCCATTTCCAGAATCTCAAAAATATGATATACTTACAGAAGCGTTTAAGAATACAAAAGGGGCTGAACATATGGTACATTTTAATGTAAACTGGAATGAATATACTGAACTTTTATCTAAAAAAGCAGATAAAGAAATTTGGTCAAATCCGACTTATCCTAATAATGGTATATTAACTAATTATCTAGTTCATACCTATAAACGTCTTAGAACAGAAAGACAAATTATAAGAAAAGATAATTATGCTTTATTTAATACAGGACTTTTTACTAAATATTATGAATCAATATATGCATATTCTGATCAGGAGTATAATGTATCATTCCTTACTGGGCATGAATTAAATCAACATGGAATATCTGAACGTCCACAAAAAGCCAATTATTTTGAAGATCCTTCTCTTCTATTGTTTGATTGGCATTATCCAATAGACATACATTTCAAACATATTTTGGAAGATGAAAAGAATAAAGAAAGATTACCAAAAGGATTTTTAGAAAAAGAAAATAAAATGTGTATCTTAACAGGCGCAGTTGAATTAATGAAACGTAGAGTTTCAGCAAATTATAAATTAGCAATTCCACAATGTTATGAAGATAAAATTCAATTATTACTTCCTTTATGCTTAGACACAGACGAAGGGAAACCTGATTTAGCTCTTGCAGTCACAAAATTAGATAATTGTTATCAAGGATATACATGCTTAACACTTGATATGGCATATAATAATGCTCGTCTCATAGCTAAGCCAGAGTCTAGTTGGTTATATTCTAAATAAAAATTAACATTTAAGACAGATTGATTGCTCAGTCTGTCTTATTTTTATGCCGAAACATACCACTACACTCTCTGACGCTCATATTAGCCCAAATAAGCCATTTTAATTTCTACCCTAACAACTCTTCATTAACATAATAAAAAATTGTTTTTAAAGGCATTTTACAGCGTCAAATAAAAGAGAATCGAACCATACATTTGTACAACATCACCAATTCTACAACTATATCAATTTGCAATTCTATACATATTTACCAACTATCAATTAGAATATCACCCAAATATCTTATGGGACAGCATAAAAATAGTCCATTGATAGGGACGGTATTTCTGACGTTAGGAAGAAATAATTTTGGGTAGACTTATTTTCATTACTAATTACATTTCAAGTAGAGAATATATAAATATCAATCTTTCACTAAGCCAAATGCAAAAACAGAAAGGAGAAAATCTATATGATACAAGAAAACGAAATACCAAAATATCTCAGGGCAACAGAAAGTAACATCTCAAAGAGTAATCGTAAATCAAAGCACAAACATCATTATGAAGAATGTCTGATTCAAAATTCATTTTCATTTGCAGGAAAGAATAGTATACATACACAATTAAGCAGTTATTGTACTATTTGTGGGAAAATAGGTGGATATTTTAAAAGTGGTAAATATTCAAAAGAAATTGAATCATTGCAAAAACAAAGACAAGAAGAAGATAAACATTTTCGTGTAATAAGTATATCAGGCGAGGAATTATATGAAAAATATCATGATAAATTGCCAGTATTCTTTGTAGAGGATATTTACAAAGAGAAGTATGTTGATTTGGAACAGAATAATAATTAAAAAAGAGAATAAAATTATAGCATATATGTACCCAAATGAAATCATCAATCCAAAACATCATGTACCTAAATCAATCAATAACAATCAAACAAAAAATTATGGAGTTTGTATGTAGCGTTAGCGAAATACAAACGGAATATTCTTCTTTTGATAATATGAGTCTATATAGATATAGACTGCACAAAATTGATAGCTGGGATGTACCCAAATGAAGTAAATTTTCACTTTTGGGTACATCCTATATGTACCCAAATGTTTTTTTGACAATTTCATGCAAGTGCAACTTTTGATGGTTTTGTTAATTCAAATGGAGAATATACTTTTGAACCACTTACCACACTCTCATCTCACAAATTGTAACTGTAAAACAAAAATATTTTTATTAAAGAAAGGAAGATAAAAAATGCAACAGATTAACATTAACGAATTAAAACCACATCCAAGGAATAATGAATTCTTTGATGATATGACAGGTGATGCTTGGGATTCTATGATTCAGTCGGTGAGGTCATCAGGAATAACAAATGCTATTACTATCACTGATAAAAACATTATTATCAGTGGACATCAAAGAGTACGAGCTTGTAAGGTATTAAATATAGAAAGTATTGATTATAAGGTTATTCATTACTCTGATGATGATTACAAAAAAGAAACTGATGTAAAGGATTTAATTGAATCAAATCTACGTCAACGTGTAGTTGGTAATGCCAATCCTATTAAACTTGGCAAGTGTTTTCAGTTTTTGAACGATTGGTATGGATTTGAGCATGGTGCAAAATCTTTTCAGGGAAATCAGCATAAAAAGGTGAGTGCAAAATTTTTGCACACACCAGATTTAGCCAATACTCCATCCACACAAAAGGATCTTGCTCAAGATTATGGCATAAGCCATCAAACCATGAACAATTATATGCGTTTGGCGAAATCAATTCCTGAATTAGAAGATCTCATAGATACAGGAATTGTAACAACGCATACTGCTCTTGCAATAATGAAAGAATTATCAGAAGATGAACAGATCAAACTTATTTCTTCAATGGATACTACAAAAAAAATAACGCAAAAGCAAGTTCAGCAATATATTGATAAGATTAAACAGCTAGAAAATGATAATCCAAAAGTAAAAGAGTTAGAAACACAAATCTCTGAACTTAAAACAGAGAAAAATATATTGGAACGAAAAGTCAAACTTAATCAGGAAGAATCTGATAAATATAACAAGTTAAAATCTGATATTGAATTTCTTACAAAACAGAAAACTGATTTAGGTCGTCAAATCGACTCTGCTACTGAATTGGCAGGTCTGACTGTAAGATTACAGAAATTGTTAGAGACAGAGCTTGCTCCAATTAAATTCAAGCGTTGTATGGAAGAGCTTGATTCTAGTGATGTATGTGTTGGAAATTTAACAGATATTATTAACAGAATTGATGATTGGTCTGATGAAATGAAGAAGCTTTTAAATAATAATAATGATTATGTCGTAGACGTACAGTAAGAAAGAGAGGAAATTACATATGGAAAATTTAACAATTAACAAAACAAACAATTTCGATTTAGAGAACATGACTGATGAACAGTTAGAGCTTATTACGAATCAAGCTTTATTTTTGAGACAAAAGAAGCAAGAGGAAAAGATTACCGAAATTGTAAATGAACAAAAAAAGCTTAAAGAAATCACAGATATTAATACAGGAAAATTAGATGAAACAGCTAGTGAATTAAAGAGAACAAAAGAATTTATTGATGTATTGGGATTTGCTGTAAATTCATATAAGCTACAGATACTTAAAGCAAAGGCTGCTTCAAGAGTATATCATCTTTTTAATAATGATACATCCAGTATTGAATTTATTGTTTGGAATTCGTATTTCTTTAAAAAGATTTATTCTGATATTGCCCATCACTTCCATGTAAATAAATGTGCGAATATTAATGTTAAAGACTTCGAGGAGGCTTGTGCATTAGCTGAAGCATGGTTACCAACTGATTATTATATCAAAGAGAAAGTTGAAGAAATGAAAAATAAGGTTTTACAAGGGGCACTAAAACAGGAAAGAGTTATGGCTTTAAATATGTATTTAAAATTAACAAACAATGGCGAAATTAATCCATTCAAAGCTTAATTAACACAGTGAGGTGAAACGTCTTGCCAAACTATGTAAAAATCCCACGAGAAATCATTTATAATAAAGATCTCTCGTCTAAACGAGTGATTATCTTCTCATATCTTTGTGTAAGGCGTTCACTTGATGACACAGTGGCATTTTCTACAACAGAGCTTTGCCACTGGTCTAAAATGAAGCCTAATTACAGAGATGGAAAGATAAATCAGAAATATTATGAAGTTCTATTGCTTCTTTCTCATTATGGATATTTTGAATCATGTCCTGATTTTGAAAAATGTCTAAAAGAAAAGACTAATTCGGTCAAATATCAGCAAGTAAAAATTAATATAGAAAAATTCGATGTACCTGATAAGTTTGGAATTATTTATTTTGATGAGTTGGATACAATATTAAATTTTAAAGATGAATTGAAGGATAAAGAGATTGATACTGTAAGAATATCATCAGCTTATATACTACTTGTACTCTCTTATATTCGTGTTAATTTGAATCGAATGGATGGCAAACCACTATGTTGTTATAGATATTTTAAAACTATTTCAGAAGATATTGGACTTTCTGAAAGATATGTCAGTCGTATAATTGACATTTTAGAAGGGCTCAAAATTGTAAAATGTAAGCCTATGAAGAGAGAAAAATATATTAAGGATGGCAAAGAAAAATACGCTACTACCCCAAAGGTATTTGCTGATTATAGGCATTTTATTCACGATGAACATGGACAAAGAATTGATAAAGAATATAGTTCTGATAAGGAAATAAAAAAGCAGATAGAGCTTTTGGAGAATAATAAAATATAGAAACTATTAACGCAGCACTCAAAGGAGTTGATTGCAATGAATAAATTTTCAAACAGTAAAGGAGAACTAATTAATGAACAGAACTGTAACAATTACATCAAAGAACCATAAATACCAGAATACATATGGTGGACTAATCACAGAATATGATTTCTGTACAGATTGCCCTCGAAAAGATAAAGCACCTTCTGTTGCAGACCGAATTTTTAGAGATTTTGCTTTTGATAAGCAATGCAGAAAGAATACAGAAGGAAGAGATAGAAATGAAGAAAATAAACACGAAAAGCTTATTCGAATTATTTAGTTTTGTGAAGTAAATAGAAATTTCATTTAGAGAATATATAAGTGGAGGTAATTTTATATGAATTTAAAAGAATTGATTGATTGCATTACAAAAAATTACGGAGTCTTTGGAACATATTTAATTGGATCAGAGTTGGATGCGCTTGGTGATCTTCCTGATATCCCAGAGGGATATATGTTTTATAAAGTAAATTGTGACGAAGATGTAGAAAATGTTAAAAACATGATGAGAGTTAAAAATGCAAAAATAAATGAATTATATCCCAATGCAGAGAATGAAATTCATCTTGCACTTGATGATTATGAAAGCAAGTGTTTTTTAACTGCACTATTATTTGAGAACGTGTTTAATTATTGGTATGGTAAAAATACCAGAATTAAATATGAATTGGATGATAATGAGAAAATATCTGAATATGATATTTTCGTAATGGAATTATGGGATTGGGTTAGAGATGAATTGTCTACTGACGAATTGAAAAAATATGCTTTAAATTTCAAAAAGGTGGTGATGGAATAATAAATGAGTGAATATGGGATTAAGATAAAAAACATCAGTGCTGGTATGTTGTATGATGTTAATCTTGGAACACGAGATTATTTTACATATACTGATGCCATGTTTAACAATAGTTTATTTAGTTTTTTCTTGCAAAAGAACGGATTGAATATTTATAAAGGAAAATCTGGTAAGAAAAATGAAAGTACACGAGATATAATTTGTCTTGATTATGAATTCGGAAGTCGCTCTTATGATAATGAACACGCTCGATTAGAAAAGTTATTTAATGATATTGATGGTGATTCCAAAGAACGTATCAAACAGGCACTACAAAAAGTTGAAGATAGAAAAGATTTGTATGATGAAAAATCACGAGATGAAATTCGAGAGTATTTTTATGAGAATGGTGTTAATGTTACATATAAACGCAAACGCAGAGACGGAACAATTAAAGAAGAAACAATTCATTATGAGATGCTTTTTCGTACAAGTGCCAAAGCTAAACTTGGACAAGTTATTTTCATAAATAGTAAATTATATGACATTGCATATGATTGGCTAACAATTGGACTTGGAAAAAAAATGAGTCATGATAATGCGAAAATCGTTGAAATGTCAGCTTATGCTCCACTTACCACATCTACAATTATTGGTACACTTCATATACCTGTTGAGGATATTCTAATTCTCAAAGATCAGGATTCCTTTTTTGAAACAATGACAAAAGTTGTTAAGGCGGAAGAATACGAAGTAGAAGTCAAAAAGAAAAATAAAGAAACTAATAAAAATGAAAAGGTAATTGAAAAACGTAAAAAATGTGTTGTATCCGAAGAAAAACGTCAAGTAAAAAATACAATTTGGGATGGTATGGCACTAATCGAAGCTGATTCTAATTACCTTTGCTTACCATCGTATGTCAATGGAATGGCTTTGCTCAGAAATCATCTTTTTAAGGCATGTGCTTTTAAGAGCTATATTCAAAAGTTCTTTAAAGACTGGTGCGAGAAAAATGGATATGATTATGATACATATCAGATTCAAGATATGTTTGGTAAATGTCATTATCTGAAAGACATTAAAATGATAACTACTGATAATGCGATTAAATGGAAGAAATTTCAAGACCTCATGGGTAGTAATATTACTGAAGCATATGAGTATTGGTGCAAAAGAATTCATGGAGATGGTGATATATGGGGCATTGTTAAAACTGATCATCCAAGTAAATTAGGACAATATCAGCAGTTGAGTTACCAAATGATAAATACTCTTCCATGTACGAAGGACGATGTAAAAGACATTGCTCAGATTAGTATTGATTATGTTGAATTACTTAAACGTGACAATGATGAATTTGAAAAGTTTCTTAGAAAGAATGCAAATGAGGTAAATCATTATGAGATGCTTGCCGATTTATATGCTCAAAATCATGAGTTTGGAAATAGTACATTTTTTAGAGAAGAAAAAAAGAAAATTATCTTTGATTATGTATACAGAATGAGAAAAGGAAAAATTATGGTCAATGGTGATAATTTGACTGTATGTGGTAATCCTTATGCACTTCTGCTCTATTCTGTTGGTGAAGATTTTGAAAAAGATCCAACACTTTCTCAAGAATATAATTGTATTCAGTGTTATACTAAACGTTTCGATAACAATGAATATCTTGCAGCGTTTAGAAACCCACATAATTCCCCAAATAATATATGTTATTTGCATAATGTCTATTCAGAAAAAATGG